CCGTCGACTCCGCCTTCTGTTGCTCGATAGAGTTGTGAAGGAACAGTTCCTTTAACTTCATCGACGCCCAAATCGCGAACGCCTTCGCTTGGGATCCGATCCAGTTGTTGACAAAGTTCATAATCATCTTGTCGAACGTCTGTCCGATTCCCCCGATGATTTCCCGCATCGACCCCGCGAACGACTGCGTCCCGGCGAGCATCTTGGAGAACGCCGAATCCCACGACGCCGTAATCGGGGAGAACAAATCGAACGCTTCCTTCTTTTGCTTTTCGGCGATTTCAAGCGCGACCGCCGCCACTTCTCGACGCGCCGCGATTTCCTGCTTTGAGCCGTCGCCGAACATCTTCGTCTGTATCGCGTGAATCTGCTCCGCGAGCGCAAGCTTTCCGGCAAGATATTCCTTGTTGAACATCATTTGATACTTCAGTTCATCGATAGACGCTTCGTTCCCTTCAAGCATCGCCTGTTTCGACAACCGATTGACTTCCGCCAGTACCGCGGAATATGCTTTAGTTCCTTGTACGGCTTTGGCAAGTTTGTTCTGCCAGAAATACAACTCGTCCGTTACGCTGAACGTAAAGAAGTTTTCTTGCTTTGCTTTGATTTCTTCGAGCATTGTTTTCCAGATTTCGACTTGCTTCATCGACTCGTCTTTCGACTCGCCGCCGCCGAATCCTTCACCGCTCGTATCCTTTTCTTGCTTTGCGATCTTTAGCGGCTTGTCATTCAACCGATCAATCATTCGACCGATAATATCAAGATCGCCGGGAATCTCTTTCAACGCTTCGCCCGCCGCCGCAAAATCGCCGGACAGCGCGTGCGCCACCGCGACCAATACGTCCGCCAACACGCGAAGCGGCGCGAGCGCCGTATCAATAATCGCAACTAGTAACTGCCACGAAAACTTGAACGTTGCGATCGCCGCCGGACCGACTTCCTTGAACCAGTTTGCAAGTCCCGTCAGCATCGGAATCAGTTCGCGCCCAACGGCAAGCGTCATCCCCTTGAACGCGTCCTCGACGTCATTCAGCGCCGCCTTATATGCCTTGTACGACGCGACGTCTTTTCCGCCGACGACCAATCCCAAATCTTCCGCCTTCTTCCGCGCCTCGTCCATCACTTCGCCGTTCAACTTCAACAACTTCTGCGCCTCGCCCCACGACCGTCCGAAAATCGTCAATCCCGCGACGTTCCGATCCGTTCCCTGTTTCAGGCTATTGAGTTTGTCGAGGACTTCCGTCATCAGTTGCCCGGACGCCTTGAGTTCGCCGTTCGCGTCTTTGGTGGAGATCCCGAGCGCGTCGAACCCCTTGCCGCCCGTCGCGATATTTCGCGTCATCATCTGGACGGCGTGTGTGTACGTCTCCGTCGACACGTAAATGTCGCCGAGCGCTACGTTCAGGATTGACGCTTCTTCCGTCGCGATACCTAAGGTCCGCGCCAAGACCAACGACTCCTTCGTCCACTCCTGCGTTCCCGTCACGGCGTCCTTGAACATCTTTCCGCCGGACAGGATCGCCGTCACCGCCAAGAGGGGAGCCATCACCGTCTCGACCATCGTCGCAAGACTGGCAAACGACGCCTTCATCGCCGACGTCGATTCCGTGACCGCCGCGGACGCCGCCGCCATCTGTCCCTGAAGCGAATCGATCTTTGCGGAAATGTTGACGACGACGTTCGTTTCGTTCGTATCCGCCATTTGTCCCACTCCGCGTTATCGTCCGTTCAGCATCGCCACGAGATCCGTCATTTCCTGCGTCGTCATCCCATCCGCGCCCGCTTTGCCGCCGGATCCGCCCGTTGCCGAAGGATCTTCCATCCCGACGAATCCCCGCACCAGTAGATGCACCGGAGGATAGGACCGCCAATAGCCCAACAGGTCGTTCGCGTCGTCCATCGTGAGCGCGTCAACGACGGGAATCGTCCACCCCGTCGCCGTGATCAATAGTCCGTAAAGTGCGCCCCAATCCAGATCCTTTACGGACTCCCCGCTTCCCCCGGCGCGACACGCCGGAATCCGGATTGTCCCAAAATCGCCGGGATGATGATCGGCAAGTTTGCCAGATCCACCAACTCCGCCAGATCGTCCCGCGTCATCCCCGGATAGTTCCGGACCGCCGACGCCGCGACCAGCGAAAGCATCGCGTCAATCTGCTCGTCCGTCAGCGTCCCGCCCTGCGTCGTCGCGTCGATCGCCGCGATCACCGCGAACTCCTTTCGGAGCCGCTTCATCGCGCCAAGCGTGAGCGCCGGGAGGACCAACGTCCGCCCCCCGGCGACCACCTCGACGCCCGCGTACTGCGTCACCACGGTAGACACGTCGCCTATTCCGTGGTGTAGAGATCAATCACCTGACCCGTCGAGTTCGCGAACGCGTCGAAGTCCAGATCCGACATCGTGTAATCTTCGTTCTTGAGCGCGAGGGACAGCTTCGGGACCTGCACCGCGTACAACTTGATCCCGGTATTCATCGACCGGAACGAGTTGAACAGGGTCAGCCCAAACGTGTTGCCAGTACCCATTAGCTGATTCGTCAGCGACACGGTCTTGCCGATCGCCGAGTTCGTGTAGTCATAGGACAACCAAACGAGATGCCCGGCATCCGCCGCCGCGAACGTATAGATGCCCGACGCGACCGAATACTGACCCGTCGTCGGACCCGACGCGACACGCGACATAAACAACCCGGTCACGGTATCAAAGACGCCGAGATCCGCGGTAAAGTTTGCGGCGTTTGCGGTCGTGATCGTGTACGTCGACACCAGCGGAATCGTCCCGACTTCGTTCTGGACGCCGATCGTCTGTCCCGTCGCGATCGTCGACCCGCCGAAGAACTGCTGAAACAACGACCCGCGGATCGCCGCGAACTTCGCCTTCCCGCTGATCTTGCCCGCCGCCCGCGCCACGTCGATCGGGAACTGATACGACCCGTACAGTTCCTTCGACGAGATCGCAATATCAACCGACACGTCCTGCAACACCGCCACCTGCTGAGGCGTCGGATTCGATCCCGACGGCGTCAGCGTGAGCAATCCAACACCGAAACTAATCTGCATTGTATTTCCTCCTGTTCGCCGCTAGGCGAGCGCGGCTTCAAGCGCCGCCTTCAAGTTGACCTTCTCCACCGCGAGCCGATTATACACGTCCGTCGTCACGAAAGGACCGAGGTTCAGACAGAGATCCGCGAACCACCGATCCACGACCGCCCCGGACAACTCCTGCGCCGGAGTCCGTCGCGCTTCTTCCGGTACGTCCGGCACATCCGTTCCCGCCTTCTCCTTTGCCATATGTCCCCCCGCCTACGCTGAAGTCAGAATCTCCACCGGGACGATTGCGATCGCTTGTGATCCGATCGTCCCTTCCCCCACCTCGATCCCGCCCGCGATCCAACAATGCGAACAAAGACCGCCAAGCGTTGTTCCAAAGTTACTACTTCCCGGCGTGTTCGGAAACAACGAGGACGTCGCCACCTCCCCCGGCTTCCGCTCCAACGCCGTCTCGATGTCCGTCAGGATCGCGTTCAACTGGATCGAGGGAGCCGCCGTCGGATCCGCGTCGTTCCGGCAAAAGACCACAATATCCGCCCGGAGACGCCATCCGAGCGGCATCCCCTTCGTCGTGATGGATTCCTCGGACCCCTTCACCAGATAGAGTGCGGGCTGATCCGCCGCCGCCGCCTCGTCGAATCCGAGCAGGAGCCGGGAGAACGTCTGAATGTCCGCCACCCCCGTCTGCAATCGCTCGAATAACGCCGCGAAAATCGCCTCCCGTGGAGCCGCCATTAGATCACCCCCATCGATTTTCGGAGCGTCGCGACAATCGTCGGACGCATCATCTCAAGCGCCGGACGCAAGAACGGACGCGCCTTCATCGATACGCGCCGGGAATACGGACGGACGAATCCCACGCCCTGCGACGTTTTCGTCCGCTTCTTGTCCTCCCACCGCCCGAACGTCGACCGCGCCTTCACCTTCCGGACGTGCGCCTTCACCGCCACGACCCCAAAGAACCCCAGTTCCCACGCCCGTCCATAGGGGACCTTCGTCCCGACCGACGACGTGACCGACGTCGCCGTCTCCGTCGTCCGTTCGTTGATGGACGCCCGGAGACGCCCCGTCCGGACCCGGAGGGACTGTCCCGTCAGGTAATCCGTCCGGACCTTCCCCTGTAGCTGAATCCCGAGCCGCTGAACGTCCTCCCGGAGCCGGAGCCGGACGCGTTCGGACGCCGTCAGCATCCGCAACTCGACCTCCGCCCCTCCGACGACCGTCCCCGTGATCCCAATCATATCGGCGCGACCCGCCGCCAGTTCGCGAGGGACGTTTTCACGTCCGCCGGAACGTCCGTCGTCTGGAATGAGATCGTCTCCGATCCGCCAAGGGACTTCGTCGCCTCCGCGATCCGGGACTTCTCCTTATACCGCCACGCTACCGTTTCAATCGCCGCCTGTTCAATGTCGCCCGGCACCGACGTATAGCCCGCCCGGTACTCGATCGCCACGTTCGCCACGCCCCGCGGGAACCACGACGGATTGAGCAATCGGATCGTCCCGGACCGCGAATACACGTAGTTCACATTCTCCACCAGCACCAGCGGCGACGACGCGTTCGGTGGACCGATCGTCAGCGACGTGATCGCTTGGACCGGATACTGCGTCAGTTGGAGCATATACGTTCCCGTCCCGTCGACGCGTTCGGAATAGTTCCCGACCAAGATGTCCCGATTCAGGAACTGCTTGATCCACGCCGACACCGACAGAATCAACCGCTCAATCAGGGGATCGTCGTTCGCCGTCGTGATCCCGAGATAATTCTTCACCGCGCCCGCCGTTGTCAGCGGTCCAGAATCCGGTACGACGTCCGCCATCGTTAGACCTCCCCGTCGACGACCTTCCCCTTCCCCTTTCCTTTCCCCTTCGTCACAACCGCGGTCGCCGGGACATCCGTCACGACTTCCGCGCCGTGCGAATCAATCAAGATCGCCGCCAACGCCGGATTCACGTCAATCACGCCGTCCGCCGGAATCGTAATCTCGATCCCCGCGATCCCAATCGTCCCGCCCCGCTGTTCCATCCGTACTAACGTCATTTATATCATCTCCGAAAGTGAAACAGGCGGACGACGGGATCCTTTCCGACGTCCGCCCGTTCCGGTCTTACGATCGCCGACGGACTTAGCCGTTCGCGATGTTGGTGATCATTGCGAACGCCGGGAGGAAACGCACCGCGAGCGTCTCGTCCACATAGCAACCGTACTCGTACTTACGAGTGCGGAGAGGCCATTCGATCTGGTAGTACGACCGACGCTCCTTGATCTCCGCCACGGTCGATACGCCGCTCTGCGGATACGGGAGGGTCTTGGACGTAAAGAGCATCGTTCCCGGCGGGCAGAACGGATGGACGCGGATCTTCACCAGTTGCCCGGTGACTTTATTCAGGTAGTTGCCGACGACCGCGCCCGCCACGATCGACAGGTTGCCGCTCTGTCCGTCGAGGTTGAAACGGAACAACGGAGCCGCGCCGCCCGCGATCACCTTGTTCGAGATATTGATGATTTCCTGCGAGTTGCACCACGCGGTATCCGGCGACAGACGATAGTTATCGTACATCGACTTGAGCAGGGTGTTGATTTCCACAATGCCGCCCGCGTTGTCCGAGGTCAGCGGAGTGCCAGTGCCAGCAGTTCCGGTTGCCTGAGTGGCGATGTACGAACCGCCAGAGCCGAACCCGGTCTGATACAGGAGACCGTCGAACGAATACGTGCCGTCCGCCGAATAATCCGCCGCAACCAGCG